CGGCCGTTTGGTAGTACTTAGGATAGCCAACCATCAGATGCTGCATTTGCATAGTGCAATCTCCCCTTACTTATCCGGAGGCAATTGCAATATCTCTGTGAACTTACACACTTTGTTTTACAAAGGAGTTTTTTTGTTCATCGCGATTTATATCGCGGCGCTACTGGCATATACCGCTCTAAACCGGACGCTTTGCGAAGCGTCAATAGGACAGGGAGATGTGCAAGTGGCGGCAAAGTTTGCCTACGAAGCTAAGGAGAGTCGCTAAATCAGGGCGGGGGTAACACCCCGCCTTTCTGACTGCGATCCACAGCCTGAGCACCTTTAAACGCCGCTCCTTCGGGGGCGGCTTTTCTTTATCTGCTGTTACCTCTCGCACAATCTTTTGTCTTATCTCATCAAAAAACCATAATGGCATCTGCCACGGACAGGTAGCGAACTGCCTGTTTAACTGACTTTTAGCCATTGCATTACTCTTTGTGATGTTGAGCCATTCCGCCCCCGGAGTGGCTTTTTTTATTTGTACTACACGCCAGCGGTAACGCTGTTTTTGATCCTCCTTTTTCCTCGCTACGCTGCAAGCCTCACAAAGGGGGCGTTGTGACCATAAAAATAAGTAAACGAGATGATGTGTTTGCAAAGCTGGTAGCCAGTGAGCGGGAAGCGCCTGGATTCAGCTATGCAAAATCTCGCAACAGAGAATACAAAGGTTTCAATGATGATTATCAGGCTGAAAAGTTGCTTAAAGACAACGAGATACAACAGGCCGTTAGCGTTTATCGAAAACACATCATTGCTAAAGATATTGTTGGCAGACAGGAGGCATTGATTGACCTTTCAGCCCGTTTCCGTGCGCCAGACTCAACAGCGGTAATGCTGGAGTTACAGGCACTGGAGAAGTTGCGCCTTGAACCGGAAGTGTTCCGTAGCCGTCTGGCGGCAATCGACACCAGAGCCATAAAAAATATCAAACGCACAAAGCATGGCTGGCAGGTTGAAGGGCTTGATAAATCACACCTTGCGGCGCGGATACTTTCGCTGGCGGGTGTTGATGTAAGTAAACCAATAACTGACGAGGGCAAACGAATCGCGCGAGACACGCTGACTGAAATCTACAGGGATATTGGCGGCGATGACAGCGATTGAAATAACGCCAGAGAACGACCTAGAGCGCCGTAATTACTGGCTTTCTGACAAAAAGAAAATGTCAGAGTGGCGGCGAACAATGCGAGAGCTGACCACTAAGCCGCACCGCGTAAAGTGTCTGCGTGGTGGTCGTGGTTCCAGTAAATCATGGCGCATTGCTGAGGCGTTAATTGAGTTGACTGTGCGTTATGACCTTCGAATTCTCTGTTTGCGTAGGGTACAGAAATCTATAGACGCGTCATCGCATAAGCTACTTAGCGACACGATACGCCGTCTTGGTTATGAGTCTGAATTCACGATAACGCAGAACAGCATAAAGGCTAAATCTGGCGCGGAATTCAGGTTTTTGGGCTTTCAGTCAAATCTCGACAGCATTAAATCCATTGAAGGTGTGGATATTTGCTGGGTGGAGGAAGCACACGCGATATCTGCTGAGGCATGGGAAACGCTTGCACCAACACTACGCCGTGAAGGGGCTGAGTTGTGGATTACCTTTAACCCGGCTTTCGCATGGGATGAAACATACGTTCGTTTCGTGCTCAACGCGGAGGATGACTGGTTTGTAGAGGAGGTGAACTGGTATCACAACCCGTACTTTAATTCGACTCTGGATAAAGAGCGACGCTACACCCTGAAATATTACCCGGATAAATACGACAACATCTGGAATGGTGTTCCTGTCAGTGATTTACCGGGTGCTGTCGTCAATCGTGGTCATCTTGAAAGGCTGGTGGTGTCGCCTGATTCAAAACTGGCGAAAGCCTGTCGAACTGGCGTTAAAACAGTGGTGCTCGATGTTGCCGATGAAGGTGATGATGATTCGGTGTTGTCTTTCTTTGACGGGCGTTTTTTGTACCGTATGGAGCGATTACAGGCACGTGACACTGTTCAGCTAGCGCAGCAGGCGTTAAAGCTGGCAGCAGAGGAAGGTTGTTCCGTACTGATTTATGACTCTGTAGGCGTTGGTTCAGGTGTTAAAGGCGAACTTAACAAATACGAAGATTCAGACATTGAATTTCGTAAGTTTGTGGCTCAGGGCGAAGTGTTGCGCAAAAAATCCCGCTATCGCGGGGGGAGAGCCAACGAAGATACTTTTCACAACCTACGTGCTCAAGCGTGGTGGGCGTATCGTGACGCGGTTAATGACTCTGTGCGGTGGATGGAAACGGGAATTATGCCGCCAGATGGCTTATTTGCTATTTCAGACCAGATACCACGCCGATATCTCGATCGCATCCTTTCTGATTCTACTGGCGTCATGTGGGAAACCACGCCAGAAGACAAGATAAAAATTGAAGCAAAACCAAAGGTTAAAAAACGGCTGGGTGTGTCCACGGACTATGCCGACGCCATATTCCCCCATCTGGTACGCATGAAATCAGGAATTATAGAATGACGAACAAAACCAGCTTAATTCCCACTGAGGGAATTCTAACAAAAGAGGGCTTACAGCCTGCCAGCTATAACATTGACAGCTACGTAACCATGATGGAAAGCGTGTCACATGGTGTTAAAGGTGCTGCCGGGATGGGTTCGCCAACGGCAAATCGGATGAAGGCCAGAGCCGCAGAGGGAAAAATTCCACTGGTGGCGGCTCTGGCTGGCGAAACATCCGGGATAGGCTGGCGCATCATCAGCGAACCGGTTGCTGCAGCGATGCTAAACGGGTTCGATATCATCACCGATAAACCGGAGGATGATAAAAAAATAAAGCAACTGTTTGATGATATGCGCATCTGGCAGAGCGTCGAACGCGCCACTGTGCTTAAACGTCATCAGGGCTGGTCGGTGCTGGTCATGGGTGATGATTGGGTTAGAAGCCATGGCGCAAACTGGATTACACCGTCAAATGATTGGTTTTCTGATTATAACGACCCGCTTTTCGGTCTGCCGGAAGGCTGGCGTATTCAGCTTAAAAGCCCGATTGGTGGCGAGGTTTTTATTGAGCAAGACGATTCACTACTTTTTGGCGATCCAGAGTACCAGCCGATTTACGGTAGTGCAGGTGTCGAATTTGGCGAGCCGGTTCTCTGTAAACCTTATGCATCATTGCAGCGTCTTGGCCTGTCTCATGAGTTAATCATCAGCATTCTGTCCCTGTCCGTACAGGATATTTATAAAAAAGATGAACTTGCAGAGGATTTAAAGTCAGCGAAAGGTGAAGCTATGGTGGCGCGTCGTCTGGCTGGTATCGCTGCTACCAGGCATTTGAATGACATGGTGGCAATTGATAAAGATGAAGAAATTACCCGTTTACAGTCCAGTATGACGGGAACCGCAGACCTTGTTGATATGGCTATCAAGCTGGTGTGCGCCGAAACAGGTTTCCCGGTATCAATGCTGGCTGAACGGCGGTCAGGACTGTCTAACAGTGATACCAGCGCAGATGCACAATGGCAAAACCTTGTTTCTCACATCACCACCAATGACATTATCCCGGCACTTAAAAAGCTGACGTTGCGCTATTTGGGCGTAAAAGCTGACTTTATTCCTAACAAATCTCAGGGGCAGATTGACCGAGAGGTAGACAGGGACAAGAAAGTAGCGGAAACCGCGCAGATTTATTACCAGATGAGAGCCATCACCAGCGAAGAAGCCAGGGCAACAGCGAAGGAAACAGCCGCCGTAACACTCCTGACTGAGGCAGCGCCAGCAACAGGCACTATTGATGACCAGAATGACAAGGATTTGAACCAGAACGATACCGAAACCAGCAATAGTGAGGCCAATAATGCCGAAAAGTGAACCACGTTATGACGCTGGTTATCCACTGGCTATAGAACTGGTTTACGCGCAAAAGCTGGCTGATAACACCCGGCTTTTTTGTAAATGGGTTCGCGAAGCCTGTTTAAAGACTTACCGGGCAATCGGTAAATCCGGCGCACTTCTTAATACTGATGCGGCTGATGGTAAAGATGTATCCGTTGATGATGTGCTGGGGGATTTTATTGCCGCTGCAACGGTTAAAAAAGTGCGCGTTTTTATCAAGCAACGGGCGGGTAAAAACTACTCCCGCATGACGCGTGAGCAACAAGAAAGGCTTATACGGTCTGTAACTCAGGAGTTATTGCCTGATGCGTCCATTTTCCTCAAAGCAATACCGGCATTATTAAAAGACGGGGAGTTTGGCGCGGTTCCGGCGTATATCGTCAGTGAAGTCAGAAGGCAGGCAGGTATAAATCTGGCTAAAGATTTTGCCAGAGTAACAAACACTGAGCCTGATACTTATATTCGCATCATTAACCGCACAGCCGATGACATACAGAGCGCTATCGCAAACGGGAGTTTTGGTTTCACCGATGAATACTGGCAAAGCTATTACCAGCGCTTCCGCGTTGATGGCGTAAGCCTGATTGACCTGAAAAAAGGGTTGCCAGCCACGCCAGACACGGCGGGGGCAGTCTCCGAACAGGTAGCAAAGTTATCTGAATCACTACGCACAACCAGTGTTATCCCGTCACTGCCAGCGATAAATACCACCACAACGCAACTTACCGATTCTGCTCTGGATGATTTCAGACTCATCATTAAAGCCGCCGCAAATGTTGACCTTGCGCCGGGTATAACTATTCCGCATGAGAACATGGCAGACCTGATAGCGGTCGATATTTATGACGGTGATAAAAAGCTATTGCAGCAAACCGCCGACTGGTTAACCGAGAGCATGGGACGTATGGAGAATGTTTCTGATGAAGCACTTCAACGCGGGATTAACACAGTACAACAGGGGTTACGCGAGGGGCGCGGCGTCGATTACATCGCTAATAAGCTGGCTGATGAAATGGAGATACCTTTCCGGCGAGCCCGTAACGTTGCCCGTAATGAGATTGGTAATCAGGCATGGAACCTTGAGGAAGCCAATGCACGTATTGCCGGGATGAGCATATACCGCTGGCGGGGCATGTTAGACGAACGCGAGCGAAAAGAGCATGTTGGGCGCGAAGGTAAGGCATACACGCCGACCAGACCGCCACGAGACGGGAATCCGGGTCAACCTAACGGTTGCCGCTGTTTTCCTGAATGGTTGTTCTCTGCGTCGGATGTGGAAGAAGCGGAGAAAGAAATTGCAGCAAGAAACACAGGTTAACGTTGATGCAATAAAACAATGGGAGATAACCCCGGAAGGTTATCTCCAGATTGATATCCCTATAGCCCGTCCGGGCGTACTGGTTTATGACCGCAATCGCGGTGATGCATTCACGGCAAAAGAGTACCGCTCAGCCGATGAATTGTTTAACCAGGACTCAATGAATACCTTAATCGGCAAGCCTGTTACGGTGTCACATCCTCGTAATGGTCTGGTGACGTCAAAAAATTACCGGGCTGTCAGTGCTGGTGTGGTTACTGCCGTAATGCGTCAGGGCGATGAATTGGTAGCCCGCGCTCTGGTTCAGGATGAGAGATCCATTCGCCTGATTCAGCAGGACAAAAGATTACGCGGGGCGTCGGCTGGCTACCAGTGTGACGAAAAGCCCAAACAAACGGGACGAGCCCCAGACGGGCAAGAGTTTGACACGGTGCAGAAGGGTATTAACTACAACCACCTGAGCATAGTGCGCAACCCACGGGTAAAGACAGCAACATTCAATCTGGACGGTGAACCGATGGAATTAGAAGAAGCGTTAGCCAAAATCGAACAACTGGAAGCGGATAAAAAAACGCTCACCAGCGACCTTAGCACGGCGCGTGGCGACTTGCTCAAAGCAAACAACCGCTTGGTAAATATGGATTCAGCCAGCAACGAAGCCTACGAGCGCGGCGTTACTGACGGTCGTCAGGAACATCAGCTTAAAGAAACAGCTAAACGACTGAACATCAATACCGACAGCCTGGGCGATATCAGTCTCGTTAAGCAGGCCATCATCCGTAAGGCAAATCCAGAAGTGAACATGGATAGCTGGAGCGATGAACAGGTTGATGTTGCGTTATCAATGGCGCTGGTGGCTTGCGGTAAAAAGTTTGAGCAAAAGCCGCGTAATCCACGCATCAACAACGATGAATCAGGTGCAGGCAAAAGTAATGATGCGCACAGTGATTATCAGTCCCGCATGTTTGGCAAAAAAGAGGCCGCAAAATAATGCAGACCACAATTAAAGGTGATTTTGACGCGGGATTGCCCGGTGATTTAGCTGTCCTGCCGTCTTTTCGTTCCTCTGCTCGCGTATCTTCCCGCCGCGCTGGTGGTGAAGTTGCGCCCGGTGATGCAGTAAAACTCACGTCAGGTAACGATTCGACCTGTGTTGCATTACCTGATGGTGGTGATGTTACTGATGCCATCGGCATTGCGGTTACTGCACATTCCAACATGTCAGCCATGCCGGGATTTGGCAGTAACACCCGTATCGGCGTTGTCACTATCAATTGCCCGATTGGTATCGTTGAAAATGGTCCGATCCGCGTAGCGGTAAAATCGGGTGAATCCCCGAAAGTGGGTGATTTGGCAATCCCGAAAGGCCGAAACGTCACTACCGGCTATATGGAATGGGGTGTTGCCAATTCTGGCGATAAAAGTCGTTTTCGCTTCGAATCAAACACTCAGCGCGGCGGTACAGCAATTGTGATGGTTGTCGATGGTGAATTGCTGAGTGTGGGTTTTCCACATGAAACGCCTGTAATGGGTGTATCAGTTTCACCTAAAACCGCATCAAAGGCGGCTGGTGGTACTCAACAGCTAACACCAACCGTTACGCCATCGGGCGCAACAAATAAAGCAGTCACTTATCAGACCAGTAATGCAAATGTCGCAACTGTAGACGCAAATGGCCTTGTCACTGTTAAAGCAGGGGCTACAACCGGGCAAACCGCGACAATTACGGTACGAACTGAAGACGGTGGTTTCACTGATACCGCTGTAATTACTGTTAGCTAACAGGGAACCTCCGAAATATGAATGAGAAATATTTAGCCGCGTTGATGGCGCAGCTTTTTACCGAAGCTCAGGTAACTGGCGCAATGCCGGGAGTTAACACCGACGAACAAGGGTTAATTTTTGCCCGCGACCTGATATCCATGTCTAAAGATGTTTACATGGAAGAAATGCCCGCCCCCGTAGCGTTAACTATGTTCCAGCAGGAGCCGGGGATTAACGAAGGGGCAAAGTGGGCGGGGTATCGCATGTACTCGGCACAAGGAATGGCAAAAATCATGGCGGCATTCGGTACTGATATGCCGATGATGAGCGCTAAAGGCCGGGAATACTTCGCGCTGATGTACGATATTGGTCTCGGCTATGGCTATACCTATAGCGACGTTATGGCAGCGGCAATGTCAGGTACGCCGCTTGATAACATGCTGGCGCTGAATACCCGCGAAGCGCATGAGCGCACAGTTTCAAATCTGTTGTGGCGTGGCAATAAGGAATACCAGATTATCGGCTTTATCGAACATCCGAATATTCCTCTGGTAGCAGTAGCCGGTGCATGGGCGACGGCTGACGGTGATAAAATTTGCGATGATGTTTCAGCGATTATCGCCGCAGTGAACACCACCAAAATCTACGAAGTAAATGAGTTCCATATGCCGTCTAAGGCATGGGCGCGAATTCAGGGGCTACGCCTTAGCGGTACGATCGGCACAGTCCTGTCATTCCTGCGAACCTCTTACCCGGAAGTGACTTTCCGCAAAAACTCCGATCTGGATGATGACGGTATTTGTATTGCGCTGGCGAATAACCGCCGCCACTTTGCACAGGCTACCCCGGTATTGTTCCGTCAGTTGCCAGTGCAGCGTAGTGGGCTTGACCTGTCTATTCCTTGCCTGTCGCGCTCCGCTGGCGTAATCGTCCGTGCGCCGCTGGCTGCTGCTAAATCTTCTAAGGTAATTTAAGTCATGGCTGATAAAGAAAAAGCGTTTCTGACCAACACCACACAAGCGCCGATTCATATCGGTGCAAAAAACAGTGAAGGGACTGTTATCACCATTTCGATTGCTCCGCTTGCCGCTGTAGAAGTTGATATAGCAACGCTGCAAATCGGCGGTGTTAAGCAGTTTATTGATGAAGGCTGGTTAAAAGTAGTTTCAGCCGCAGAAGCCAAAAAGCTCAACAAAGAGCACGATGGCGTAGTTGAATCCGACGACGAGTAGGGGCACAGCATGACGGTAAACGATTGGCTTGCCATTCTGCTACCGGGGTTATCACTTGATGAGGGCGCTATTAGCGCCCTTTCTTCTCAATGTGAGCGGCTATACGACCTTCGAGCCGCAGCGGATTACGGTTATGACGTAGAGCGCCTCAAAGCGCTGTATGTTGCCGCTAATCTCGCCCCGATAGCTGTTGAGGGAATAAGCGCCAGTGTTCGCGGGGTGGCAAGCCGCCGTGAAGGGAAAGTTGCAATGACCTTTACTGAGTCAGCACAAAAGGCAGGCTGGCAGGGTACTACGTGGGGTGAGGAATTCTCAGACGCTATAGGCACATTGTCTGGTGGTTGTATTCTCATCGGTCATGCCGATTAGCAGAATATTATCCTGATAAATGCGATTGGCCAGCCTTGGCGCCCACGGTAAAAAAATGGTTAAAGCGCACTTTCGCAGATGAATATTCCAGATTTTTAAAAATGAATTCGGAGTTTGATCTATGCGTGGTGGTGCAACGTTAGATACAAAAGGTTTTGACCGGGTTTTACGCCAGCGAATCAAGGGATTGGCAGGCGTAAAACTGACTGTTGGTATTCACCGGGGAAAAACCAATAACGGCGTTGATGTGGCGCTTTATGGGGCATGGAATAACTTTGGTACTAAAAACGCGATGGGCTGGGAATTAATACCCGAACGTCCGTTTATGAGATTTGCATCAGACCGCATAGCCGACTGGATGAGGTCAAGCGAGTACAGAGATATTTTACGTGACGTAGCGCTTGGAAGAATAACACCTCAGCAAGCTATAGCCAGAATCGGCGCTAAAGCCGTGTCGATTACCCGCAAGACTATAGCTGACTCCGCACTATACAAACCTAACTCAGATATCACCATCGCCCGGAAAGGGAGCACTAAACCGCTGATACATAGCGGGGTACTCATTCAGACCGTAAATTACAGGGCTTTTTCATGAGACGATTAATCAAATTCTGGCAACCACTCCCTATTGAAATTGTGGGCGGCATGGTTCGCCAGGCATATTCAGAACAGAAAACAGCATTTCTCAGCATGCAGCCTGTCGATGGTGGCGGCTCCTTCCGTGCGTATCTTGCAGCACGTAAGCCTCAAGACTACATGGAGGCTATCGGGGAAGCTGATTTAGCAGTAACCGAGGAAGGCGAACATAACGGCGCTATCGTGCATTGTGCTGGCAAATATTATGAGGTGGTACAACGTCAGGAATGGCAGAACGGCGTCATTAGCCACTACGAGTATTTGTTATTTGGCATGAAAGAAAAAGACGCATTAGAGTTGGTGGAATAATGAGTATCTATACGGTTAAATTAATGACCGTTTTTGGGGAGGTCGATTATTCAGATTACCATGCTGAGAAAGCGACTTTCACCGACAACGGAAACAGCAAGGATATCTTATTCACGCCATATAACGGGCGAGATCCATCTTTCATTACTTCGCTCATTCTGGATGATGGTAACGGCAACAGCATTACCATTCCGGCAAATTTCCGCCTTGATGTGGGAAATGTCGTTAAGTTTCCCAAAGGGACGTTAAAAGAGACTGACGCTCAGGCTACACCATTGATATTAAGTGGCGCACCTTATCTTGCTATGGTTAGGCTTCGTCAGGCATTTCTTGAGCTAACAGGCGATAAACCACTATACGCCCAGCAAAAGCTACCAGAGCCTAAAGACCCGTTTACCGCCATTCATTTGCTTTCGTCAGCGCGTGAGCCGCAACCATTCGCCAAAACGTGGGACGGCGACTACAGGGTGTATCACTATAACTGTGCCGCTCAAATTATTGCGATTCGCTCATCTGATGACGCTCAGGCATATCTAGAAAACTTTCTTTATGAGATCGATTCAACTGAGGGGGAATTCTGGCAGTTTGATAACAACTGTTCTATTGACCGCTCAGGCGATTTCGAGAATAGCTCACCTCTAATTGATAACCTCGTTTATCAGCAAATGGCACAGGTGACATTAACCCTGCAATTTGTTTTCCAGCACTACAAAAAAGAGCGCTGGATTGATAGCGCAACAGTGAAAGCGAACGAGGTTACGTTCCATATCAAGGGTGCATAAATGGCGAATTTAAGCAGGCTTTTTAGTGTGAAAATTGGACGGCAAACAACAGCCGCCCAATATGGCGTTTTCGGTGTGGGGATTATCCTTGCACCGGGCGCAGCGTTTTTTGGTTTGAAGTATTCGACCTATGAAAGCGCAAAAGTAGAAAATTTCAAAGACCTGTACCGGGTTTACACCAGTGCTGATGATGCGATTTCTGACGGCGTGAGTGGTGATAACCTGCTGGCGGTTCAGGCTTATTTCTCGCAGAGTCCATCACCAGACACACTCGTTGTAGGCGATTTTTCCGCAGCCTACAGCAAGGCCATGATTAAATTGACTGATGTTCCGGTTGTTGGTGCTCCAGCGGGCATAAAAGCGACCATTGGCTATGTAAAGGGCGATGAATATCGTTATGCGAAATTTAACGGCACTGCATGGTCAGGAAGCACAGGGGTAGCGACTGATATCGTTGCTGATTCTGGCGCAGCAGGTCAGTTTCTTGTCGATGGGCGCATTGTTTATCTGGAAGGTGCGGAAGTCGTTCACAAATCATCTGTCGTACTGTCGGCGGCAGCTAGCCAGGCAATTGCAGCCATAAAGAACCAGTATAACAAGTTCTTCATGCTCATGACCCCATCACGCGACCTTTCAATTCAGAAAGTGATTGCTGACTGGACTGAATCGCAGATTGATAAAATGGCAGTATTTATTGATGACTATTCATCGCCAACATGGGCGACGGACAACATCACTAAATATATCTTTGAAAAAAATATTGCAGGTTCGTTTGCAGTATCAACCAAACGAGAAAAGAACTTCCTTGATGCTGCTCTGGCTGGTCGCTGTCTGGTTATGCAACCGGGCTCAGAAACATGGGCGCTTAAGACGCTTAATGCTGTACAAGCCGATGACTTTACCGAAACTGATTACCAGAAAATCAAGGCACTCAACGGTAACACGTTTGAGGATTACGGTTCCGGCATCACGGTAACTTATCCGGGTACGTGTGGTGACGGTGAGTCGATTGAGGTTGTGCGCTTTGCTTACTGGCAGGCTGACCGCATGCAAAAAGACCTCGCAACGCTCTTTGTGAACCGTAACAAAGTTGGTCACGACATGCCGGGGTATGAAGTCGTTTGTAACAAAATGGAAAGCTCGCTTAAAGCAGGTCAGACTGCTGGCGGTATTCTGGAAAACTTTACCGACGAAAACGGAGATTATGTCCGTGGATATGAGGTTATCCGTCCAACAATGGCAGAAGTCAGCGCGACCCAGCGCATCAAAGGCGACCTGACCGTTAAATTCAGATTCTATCTTCGCTACGCCATCAAGCATGTAGATGCTGTTGGTTCCGCACTGACCTACGGGATTTAATTATGTATTTAGGCAATATGTCCTCAAAAGACTGGCTGATTACCGTAGGCGTTGTCCCGGTAATTGGCCTGGCGAAAGACAGCAACATCATCGTTGAAGTACCAGACGACCAGATTACTGTTTCATCTGGCATCGGCGGTGACTGGTCATTTATTGAGAATCCTAGCGAGGAAGGCTCAGTAACATTCACCACGCAGCGTAATTCCCCGGTAAATACCGCGCTGGCGCTGATGCAAAAAACAAAGGCCGTCATCCCTGTAACCGTAACCAATACGCGCAATCTTTCCGTGCACCGGCTGGGCTATGCGATGTTTGCCCGTCAGCCGTCTGATGGTGCAAATAACGGCGTCGGAGCGCAAACGCTGGAATGGAAACTCCTGACGGGTGAGCTTGATTCAACGATTCTTGGGGTGAATTTAACCAATGGATGATTCAATCAAACACGTAGAAATTAACGGGCAAAAATACTGCATCATCCGTATGAGCGCCTTTGATGCAGTTCACTTCAACTTGCGTGTAGCTGAAATTCTGGCGAAACATGGTATCAGCCAGGTAGAAAGCATCCTTTCTATGTCGTCGAAAATCTTCGGTATGCTCAACCGCGAAGACCACGACGAATTGCTGTTTACGCTGCTTTCAAAGTCACGCGCCCAACTGGTGGATAACGGCGAATTTCTGGATTCTTGGGATGTAGTTAACACCAATTTCACCGCAGCAAACATTGCTGATGTGTATCTGGTGGCGCTTGAGTGCCTTAAATTGTCCATTCTTCCGGTAACAGCAGGGTTAAAAAAAAATATTGGGCTGGACACAGCGGCAACAATGCAGGGAGCCATGCGGCAACTGTTCAACGCCTTGCTGAAAACCTTGACCGAACCATCCGCACAGAGCTCGTCATCTGGCGAGTGATTGAAAGCGGCCTGATTAGCTACGATGCCGTAGCGTCAGGCCGCGCCTCCTTCGATTCCATTATGAGAGCCTCCGCCGTTATCCAGTTCGATAACGCGGTTCAACACGCGCTTAGTAAGGTGAAAAAATGACAGACCAGTCAGCCGATCTCGTAACGAAAATTGACGTAATCCCCGAACTGGAGGGATTAAACAGTTTTGACGCAGCCATAGAGCGCGCAATTGCCAAAGTAAACCAGCTTGACGCAGCCATTAAGCGCGTTAACAACCTGAAACCCGCCAGCCCATATGCGCCAGCCAGTACCGCCAGTGCGCCATCTGTAGCAACAACGGCAGCAGTAGCGACAATAGCCGCCACAGGCGCAAATCTGGTTAGCCGGACGCCATTAGCCGATACAGTTAGAAAAGAGGCTCAGAAGCTCGCACGTGCAGCCGTAGAGGGTGCGGGGAATGGCGTTGCCGGATTATTACCGCCACCAGTACGTCAATTTGCTGGTGGAGGAGGTGGTTTAATGTTGCCACCTCCGGGCGGAGCTAATTGGTCTGCTGGTCGTGCTGGTGGTTTAGTCGATCCAAATGCCGGTAATCCATTTACCCGATACGATACATCTATCAAAAGTTTCTCCGGGGAAGCGCTGGAGGCAAAAAAGAAACCTGTTGCAGAGGGTGCAGAGAAAGCGACACGCAATCCATTTGGTGTTGATAGCATGCTGGCTGGCGCGGGGCTGACGGCGGGTATTGTCGCCGCTGGTAATGCTCTGGCAGACAGCCTTGACTCTATCCAACGCCAACAGGCACAAATTGCGCGTCTGGCACAGACTACAGGGGATGCAAAAGAGGCATTTTTTGCCCTTAACGCGGCGGCAAGCGACGTTAGAAGCGACAGCGGGGCGTTTATCTCCACCTATACGAATATGGCGACAGCAACACAAAAATTAGGGTTGTCGCAGGAAAGAACAATAACCGCAACACAGGGGCTTGTTGGGGCGCTGCAATTAGGCGGGGGCAGTGCTGATGCAGTAAATGCAGCGCTTTATCAAATGGGGCAGGCATTTTCATCAGACCGTTTCGGCGGCGATGAATTCCGCTCATTCATGGAAGCGATAGGGACGATGGCACCGAAAGTAGCTGAGGCGTTTGGTACAGACGTTAAAGGACTCCGCGAAATGTCAGAAAAAGGGAAGCTGACCTCAGAAACCATGATTAAAGCCTTTGAAAAGCTGGCGGCGAGCAACATAGATTTGTTGAAAAAACAGGGCTGGACGTGGGGGCAGACAATGACAGTCATGAAAAATGACTGGCAAGCCTTCTTAGCTCAGGCAACCATCGGCGGCGAGTGGCAAAAATTTACCGATTGGGCGGCAAATACCTTAATTCCACTGGCGAGGAAAGCCGAGAAAGAAGTTGCAGAGTTTTGGTCTACCCTGGCTGATGAAAGTAAAACAGCTATTCTCATTGGGATTCTTGGCGCTGTTGGCGCGGCATTTACCGCGCTGGCAGTTCCGGTTATGGCGGCGCTTTGGCCTTTCCTCGCCATTGGCGCGGCTGTCTGGCTGGTCTATGAGGCTTTTGTTGAGTGGAAAGCTTGGTTGAATGGTGAAGGTGGAACCATCTTTGATAGCTTATTCGGTAGTTTTGATGAATTTGAAAAGCGTTATCCAAATTTAATATCTGCTCTCAGAACTATTGTTAAATTAGCAAGCAAAGCAGCGATAAGCGTTAATTCTGCGACAAAAGACGATGAAAGTGATGGTGTTTTCATTGATGCGATTGAAAGTCCGTTGTCAGCAGTGGTTAATGGCTTATATAACTTAACACCATTAGCCCCCACAGTTAGAGCGCTAAGTGGGTTAAATGATATGTTTGACCTGAATCCTCTACCGGGCATAGAAAACACACTAGGTTTAATGCCTTCTTCCTCAACTACAGGGAGTCAGACCATTAGCAATAGTGGTAATAAGACTACGCACATTCATGTTAACAGTGGTAAGGAAGCCGCTGAAACTTTGAATAATATCAATGATACAGGAAACACCTACGGGAATATTGATGGTAATATTGCAGAATCGACAGGCGCGAGATAAGGAATAAGCGATGCCAAAAAATGAATTTAAAAGCTTTGCAACATTCGAAACATTGATTACGCCAAAAATCATTACGATTGTATATTGGCTTGCCACGATACTACTTATCGTAGGTACTATTCTAAGCTGGTTGCAGCAGAGAGAAGGGGTAAGTATTAGCTTTGCTGTGTCACTTGTCGCAACAAGAGTTATTTTTGAGTTGATTATGGTTTCATTCAAGAATAATGAATACCTTCGTAGAATCTGTGAGGCAGCAGAGGAAAAGAAAACAGAGTAGCCGCCAGCGGTCATGGCATGTTACCCACGCCGATAAGGTGTGAAAATCCCCTCCACGTAGGTAATGCCAGTCAGTTAAGCAACTGACTGGCTCTTTTTCGGGGCTGTGGGGTATTTCCAGGGCCTCTCCTTTACCAC